TGAGACTACTTCGCTTAGAAAGAGACGCAAAGCTTGCAGCTCTAGACTGGGAAGTAGTAAAAGCTTATTCAAACGGTGTCGCAGTTGACGCTAAGTTGAAGACTTACATGCAGGCGCTAAGAGACTTGCCAGCTTCTGCAAAACCTACAACTGATGATCAAGGCGAATTAGTCGCAGATTCGATAACTTGGCCAACTAGAGAAAGTTAATGTCGAGAGCGCGAGAAACCGCGAGAGCCGGTTTCTTAACGGAAAAGACTTTTCCAACTGGCTCTAATGTATTATTTAGACTGAACGACACTAATTTAGCTAGCGATATTACCGTAGATTCTGACAAGAATGCTATGGCATGCGGACCTGTGAACGTAGATTCTGGTGTCACGATAACGCTGAGAGGAAACTTAACGATAGTATGAGTACTTTACGAGTTGATTCAATAAAGAGACTAGGTGCAGCTTCTGCTGACAGTGATTCTATTAGCATAGCTGGAGATGGAAATGTGACTATAAAAGGCGATATAGGACACGTCTTACAGACCGTTCATTATGAACACTATGATCGACAAGTCGTAAATCTTAATAACTATTATTATTGGGGTCAATCAGGTACATATGATGTCTCCATAACGACTAAACAAAATAACTCTATTATCTATTTAAATACACGAATATTTGGTGAGCCTTCGAATCATAACTGTCTAGGAAGACTATACGTAGCTACAAATAGCGGTTCTTATAGTATTATGAAAACAACAGACTTAACTACAAATGGTCACTTTATGTTTCAACCTTATGAGACTAATTATAGTTCTACTCCTCATCAAGGTACCTTTCATACTCTGTTAGATACTAGTTCACTTACCGCTGGAACAAAAATATCATTTCGCTTACAGGTTGGGCACTCTGGAAATATGACTTTTAATGATTCAGTGTCTACTGCCAACGAAAGCGCTCCATCAAACATTACGCTACAAGAGCTTAATGGAGCTAATACTGTTATTAATAGAGTAGGAACAACTAATGGAGTTCTTTAGTAAATGAGTAAGATAGGAAATACACCGACAGGAATTACACAATCATTTCCCTCTAAGCAGAATATTACTGGAAATGGTGGAACTTCTTACACACTTAATCATACGGTAACTCAACCAGAAGAGATTGAAGTCTTTATAAACAATGTAAGGCAAAACCCTGGAGCCGCGTACACAGTTGCTGGTACAAATTTAACTTTTGCTTCAGCTCTTGACAGTACAGATTCTTGTTACGCTATATTTCAAAACAATATTACTAGAAATCCTGCGCAATTTGACGTCTCTCGAACTGTAAATACACTTAATGCCACTACCATCAACGCCTCAACCTTTTCTAGTGCGGCTACTTTTAGTAGTGGTATAGCAAACGCTGGAACTATCAGTGCTGGTACTTTTCAAGGATCACTTGGAGCAAGTGTAACAATGCCAGCTGGATCGGTAATACAAGTAGTTCATGGAAGATTATCTAGTACAGTTGTAGCGACTGGAAGTTCAGGGGCGAGCGATTACATTGTGGATATAGGATTAAGTGCTTCAATAACTCCTAAGTTTTCTACTAGCAATATTCTTATTAACGTTAATATGTATGTCGGTTGTGATCAAAGTGGTTCTTCTGGTTATCTGCAGTCTTATTTTATTTACAAGAATGGTTCTGAACTCGATGAAGTTAACGGTGATGAAGAAGGTGGAAGACAAGGAGTTGCTGGTAGTATAAACATGTATGATGCAACTGGTGCATCAGCAACACAATATCAAATGGCTAGATTAGGTGGAACACATATGGACTACGCGGTTGGCTCTACATCTGCACAAACGTACTCTGTTCGTACAAGATCATATAGTAGTGGACCAACGATATACATTAATCGAAGTCAAAGTTTTCAGATATCAGGCGATGGTACAAACTATGATCACGTTCCGCAAAGTACTATTACTTTAACGGAGATTGCCGCATGACAATAAGTAAGATACAGGCTGAATCGATTAACCTTTCCGATACTTTTGCTTTTACTGGAACCGTCACTGGTGCTGGTGACGAAGCTAAAATTTTAAGCTTTGGAAGTTATAATAGTGGCTATGGTTCAGGAGCAAGACTAGTAACCTCTTCTACTAGCTGGGTAAATATTGAAATAAACGGAACTAATCAAGCTGTTTTTGGACAGATTACTAAAAATTCAGATGACAGTTTAAATTATAACAAAACTAGTAACAGTAGCCACTTAATAATAACTATGAACTATCCTACTTATATGGCCAGCGCCAGTTCTGGACATGGTGTAAGGTGTAGGTTTGAATCAACTCAAGGTAGCAACACATATGATATTTTAGATATACTAACTGACGGACCAGCTCATGGCTGGGGAATGCACGGTTATGGCGGTAGTACTAGTGCTATGAACAATTTCACTTGGAATACTTATGATAATTCAAGTTACAGAAACACCATTAAGACTTCTACTGGAAACATGAGATTTTATTTTGATGTAAAAGTGTGGAGCTCAGCTGATACTGTATATTTCAATGATTATAGCAATGATTATCCAAAATATACCACTATACAAGTTTATGAGGTAGCTGCATAGTGCCAGATAGAGAAAGAAAACGTATAAATAGTATAAAGATTTTAGAGAGTTAAAACATGGCAAATAGAATTCCATTAGTTATCGCAAGCAATAAGATTAGAGAAATCGCTAATGGCGATGTTCTGGATATTAGAGGAAATCGAATTAAACTTGATAGTAGTGCTATTGAGATTGGAAGTTTGATCCTCAGAGACTCGGGTGGAACCCTAGCTGCCTTTACTGCCGCTGATTCAACGGTGTCCGCATCGATCGCAGGTGGAGTTTCAGCTCTATCTTTTGATAGTGCGACCGGAAATATTACAGCCACTAGTGCAGATGGATCTACTAAGACCGCCACAATTGGTGGTTTTAATGCCATGACGAGTTTACAAACTACCGGAAACGTAACAGTCGGTGGAAACTTGACTGTCAATGGTACCACGACTACTATTAACTCTACAACTTTAACTGTCGACGATAAGAACATACTCTTATCTCAAGGTGGAAACGCCGCAGCTGCTGACGGAGCAGGTATTACGATAGATGGCGCTAGCGCTTCCATGCTTTATACGGCAGCTACTAATAGTTTTAATTTTAATAGAGGTATTAGATCTACAGATTCTTCAGTACTTGGTGGAGACGGATCATCTACTGGTGTTAAGATAGACGATGGTTCTGTTGTAATTAGAACCGGAACAGGATCTGTAGCTTACATTGATCTATATTGTGAAGTTTCAAACGCTCATAGAGTAAGACTGCAATCACCAGCGCATTCACAGTATTCTGGAAATATTACAGTTAAACTTCCTAATGAAGCTGGAACGGTAGCTACAGTAGGAACCGATTCTGCCGACATTCTTACTATTAAGAACGCAGCAGGATCTACGGTAAAAACAATAAGAGGAGCGGGCAACAGCTCATTATAATGTATGGCAAATCCTAATTCAAGAGATACATTAATAGATTACTGTAAGCGCAGACTCGGTGAGCCTGTGATTGAAGTAAACGTAGATGAAGATCAAGTAGAAGATAGAGTTGATGAAGCTCTTCAGTACTATCAAGAATATCACTCTGACGCGACGGTAAGAACATACTTAAAACATCAAGTGACTGCTACTGATGTGGCAAACGAGTATATTCCAGTCTCATCAGATATTATATTCGTGTCTAAGATGTTTCCTCTTACAAGTTCTTTTAATAACAGTAGAAATTTTTTCGATATAAAATATCAAATGATGTTGAATGACATCGCGGATCTTATGAACTTCGCTGGAGACTTAGCATACTACGAACAAATGCAGCAGTACTTATCTTTGTTAGACATGAAGTTAAATGGTCATCCACAGGTACAATTCTCCAGAAGACAAAATAGGTTATACATCTTTGGAGATTTTGCCGATAAAGATATTAAGGCTGATGACTACATAGTCGCAGAAGTTTACACTATTATAAATCCAGATAGCCATACTTCTGTATACAACGATATGTTTGTAAAAGAATACACAACCGCTTTGATAAAACAACAGTGGGGAATGAATTTAATTAAGTTCGAAGGAATGCAACTGCCCGGAGGAGTCGTACTTAACGGAAGACAAATTTATGATGATGCAACTGGAGAGATCCAGACTCTTAGAGAAAACTTAAGATTGGAGCAAGAACTTCCACCAGACTTTTTTGTAGGATGATATGGCAAAAAACTTATATATCTCCGACAAAGTCAAGTCGGAACAGGAATTATATGAAAATATAGTCATAGAATCTTTAAAGATCTATGGACAAGAGGTTTACTATATTCCACGTGATCTAGTCAACGAAGACACGATACTAGGTGACGATCCAGTATCATCATTTAACTCAGCGTATAAAGTAGAAATGTATATAGAAAACGTCGAAGGATTCGATGGTGAAGGAGATCTATTCACAAGATTTGGCGTTGAAATAAGAGATGAAGCTACTTTTATAGTAGCCAGAAGAAGATGGTCTGACACTGTAGCTCGTTATGATAATGAAATTACAGTACTAAGACCTAAAGAAGGAGACTTAATATACTTAGAGTTATCAAAATCTCTGTTTCAAATTAATCACGTTGAGCACGAACAACCTTTTTATCAGTTAAGTAACTTACCAGTATTTAAACTCAGATGTTCATTGTTCGAATATACAGGAGAAGATTTAGATACTGGCATAGAAACTATTGACGATATAGAAACAAAATACGCTTACACTTATGTACTTACACTTTCTAATACTCGAGATAGCGCCGAAGCTACCGCGACTATTGACAGTTCAGGAACCATAACGGCTATCAATCTTACCGATAGTGGTAGTAATTACTTCACCGCACCGACTGTAACAATTACAGACTCTGCTGGAGTTGGATCGCTGGCTACGGCTACTGCAACTGTTGATAGTAATAGTGGAGAACTAATATCACTTACTCTTACGAATGGTGGTTCCGGTTACGTAGTTCCAAGAATCACTTTCTCATCTCCAGCTATATCGACATTTACAAAAGGAGAAGTTATTACAAGTCCATCTGGTACCACAACCATGAGAGGAGAAGTTGCCAAGTATTCAGATTCAGATAATAAACTGCACTTAATTCACATTGGCGCAGATGACGGTAAGTTCCACAACTTCACACCTACTAAGAAAGTTGTAGGACTTACCAGTGGAGCTGGTGGAGTAATTACATTGGTAACACAAGACAATAAACTTTCAGAAAACGAGCAAAACACAGACTTTAGTCTAGGCACCGACTTTATAGACTTTACTGAAACTAACCCATTTGGAGATACGAGTAACAACTAATGTTTGGCCAATATTTTTATCATTCTAAGACTAAAAAAGCAGTGGCTATCTTCGGTAGACTGTTTAATAACTTGTATGTGCTTAGAGCTAATTCAGCTGGACAGGTAATAAGCCAGATAAAAGTTCCGCTCGCCTATGCTCCAAAAAATAAATTTTTAGATAGAATCAGATCTAATCCAAGTCTTACAGACGATACAGAAGTAGCCATAAAATTACCAAGAATGTCTTTTGAAATAACTTCTATTGCGTATGACGCTGCGCGGCAGCTTGCAAAAGTAGGTAATTTCAATACTACATCTTTAGCTGGCACCACGAATAAAAGACAAAAGTTTTTTAATCCTGTTCCATATACAATTACTTTTCAATTGAATATATTTGCTAAATCACAAGACGACGCCTTGCAAGTAGTAGAACAGATCTTACCTACTTTTAATCCTCAATACGCTTTGACGATATCGCCATTTGCGGCAGAGTACCCCACTTTTAAAGAAGACATTCAAATAGTAATTAACGGTGTAAGTTTTTCTGATGACTTTGAAGGAGCCGTAGAACAAAGAAGAACAATTATATATAGTTTGGACTTTGAGATGAAGTTAAGTTATCATGGTCCAATCTCTGATACTAGTGTCATTCGTAAAAGCACAGCTAACGTTTTTGATATTAAAGCTGGCTTGAATGATTCTGATTTACAATTAGAGACTATTGCAGTCACGCCTAATCCTACTACAGTGTTTGGATTAGAAGATAGTGACTTTGGATTTTCAACTGCTATAACAGGTATATTAGGCGAACCAAATACTAGTTTTACTTTTAGCGGTTATGTGGATAGTGATTATGTTTCAAATTAATCGATTAGCGCAAGAGGAGGCATATCATGGCAATCGTATTTAGAAGTGTAAAAGGTTCAGCCTTGACTCATGCTGAACTTGATGCCAATTTCACAGATTTAAACAACAGAGTTTTAGCTCAAATTGATTCAGCATCAATTATTAATATGGCTAAAGCTAATTCATTAGATTCAGCAGAAGCGGTTACTTTAATTACTGGTACTGTAGATTCTAATTATATACAGGCAAGGCAGACTAATTTTGATTTTACTGCCACGATAGATTCGGCTTATGTTCAAGCTCGACAAGTTGATCTTCAAAGAGATTCTAATTTTATTACTAATATAATTACGACTTCATATATTAGAGATAGACAAACTAATAACTTAGATTCTGCAGAAACGATAGCTCTCATAGATTCTGCATATGTTCAAGCAAGACAAGTAGATTTACAAAGAGATTCTGCTTTCGTAACAAACATTGTAGATGCTGCTTACGTACAAGCCAGACAAGTAGACTTACAGAGAGATTCAGCATTTATAACAAGTGTTATAACACCAACATATATTCAATCTAATCAAACAACTTTCGACTTTCTAGATTCTGCAGAAACAATTGCTTTGATAGATTCTGCGTACGTTCAAGCTCGACAAGTCGATCTTCAGAGAGACTCGGCATTTATTACGAACATAATCGATTCTAGTTACGTATTAGCTCGAGCTCCATCACAAGACTTCTTAGATTCTACTGAAGCCATAGCTTTGATAGACTCTAGTTATGTACAAGCGAGACAGTCTAATGATGGTGTAGGTATAGATTCAGCTACTGCGTTATCTCTTATTGATAGTGCGCACGTAACTTCTAAAACTGGAATAGGTAATAACAACATAGACTTTGGAGCTAACAGAATAACTTATGCTAATTTATATGACAGTGAAAGCTTGTTACCAGCCGCAGGAACGTATCATGGAATGTTCGCGCACGTACACGCGACAGGCGATGCATACTTTTCGCATGGAGGTGCTTGGCATAAGTTGATAGATATGGCGCAATTAAAAACTACTGTTGCAGCTGCAGATAGTTTTGGGTCATTTAAAACTCTTATAGCAGGACTAACTGATTATAGTGGATAAGCATGAGTGATTCTGACAAGATTAATAATGATTACGAATATTCGAGAGAAACATATTACGAACTCGTAGAAAAAGGTAAGCAAAGTCTCGAACTGATGATTGAGGTGGCTAGGGAAAGCGAACACCCTAGAGCTTTTGAAGTATTATCTGGAATGATAAAAAATATTTCAGATGTTAACGATAGGCTAATGGATCTAAATAAGAAAAAGAAAGACATAGACAAAAAAGAAGAAATAAAAAAGATAGCAAACACTACTAATAATCTTTTTGTCGGGTCTACAGCCGATCTTCAAAAGATACTAAAAAATGAAAAAGAATTGATTGATGTCACTCCAAAACAAGAATGATAATTATCTCGGCAATGTAAATATTAAAAGAGATGGCGTAGGTCACGAATGGACCGAAGAGCAGGTAAAAGAATATACGACCTGTATGCTAGATCCAGTATATTTCATTGAAAAATACGCAAAGATTATATCTCTTGATAAGGGATTAGTTTCTTTTAAACTATATCCGTATCAAAAGAAAATGTTCAAGCAATTTAAGGACCATAGGTTTAACGTTGTTCTCGCATGTCGTCAATCTGGTAAGTCAATATCCGCGTGTGGTTACTTACTCTGGTTCGCGTTGTTCCAACCAGAAAAGACTGTCGCGGTTCTCGCGAACAAAGGTGCTACTGCAAGAGAAATGCTTGCTAGGATCACAATTATGCTTGAAAATATTCCGTTCTTTTTACAACCTGGGGTTAAAGCTCTTAACAAGTCTAATATTGACTTTAGCAATAACAGCCGTATTATTGCAGCAGCTACCACCGGAAATAGTATTAGAGGTCTTAGTGTTAACCTTCTTTACTTAGATGAGTTTGCTTTCGTAGAAAGAGCCGCTGAATTTTATACTTCAACTTATCCTGTTATATCTTCTGGTACAGATACAAAAATCATAGTCACGTCTACAGCAAATGGAATAGGTAACACCTTTCATAAGATATGGGAAGGCGCTATTCAAGGCGTAAACGAGTATTCTCATTTTAGAGTTGATTGGTGGGACGTCCCAGGAAGAGACGATAAGTGGAAAGAAGAGACTATAAACAATACTTCTCAAGTACAGTTCGATCAAGAGTTTGGAAACACTTTTTTTGGAACTGGTAATACTTTAATAAATGCTCAAACGCTTTTAGATTTAAGAGCTAAAAAACCATTGAGAATGTTAGAAGGAGGAGATTGTTTAATATACAAAGAGCCAGTAAAAAGGCACGATTATATATTAGTTGCGGATGTTAGTAAGGGAAGAGGACAGGACTATTCTACTTTTTCATTAGTCGATATTAGCACAAGACCTTTTGAACAGGTAGCTGTTTATCGCAACAACA